TTCAGCTATGTCTGAGGATTCGGGTGATCCTACCGATGAGAATATGATATGGTGGGATAGTCTACCTCAGGATCTAAAAGATATACTTAAAACTTCATATCCCGAAGAAGGCGAGGGTGGTATGCCAGAAAAGCTCTTAGCTGATTCTAATATTGGATCAGGTCTTGATTCTGTAAGGATACAATAAATGGCAACAGAACGTAATCCATTCGAGTCGATGTCTCAAGAAGTTAGTAATATTATACCTATGCCTGAAATAGAGAATACTGCGAATGCTACCTTTGAGGTTGATCCCCAAGATGGAGGAGTCACGGTAGACTTCTCAGAGTCGGTAGAAATGGAAGCCTCTGAAGATATAGCTGAATGGTACGAGAATATATCAGAATCTCTGGAAGAAGAAGATCTGACAAGTATAGTTAATACTGTTATAGATAATTTTGAAGCTGATAAAGAATCCCGTGCGGAATGGGAGTCCATGTTTGAGCGAGGCTTCGATTTGTTAGGTTTGAAGCTTGAGCATGGAACGGAACCATTCGAGGGTGCCTGCACAGCAGTACATCCTCTTCTGATTGAGTCAGCAGTCAAGTTTCAGTCTAAAGCCTCGGGAGAACTCTTTCCTACAAATGGTCCGGTCAAGTCTCGAATATTTGGTAAGTCAACCCCGGAGAAAGAGTTGCAAGCCAATCGTGTTCAGAACTTTATGAACTATCAGCTCACAGAGCAGATGCCGGAATACTTTGATGAATTTGAAAGGATGTTATTCCACCTCCCCTTGATTGGGTCTTCCTTCAAGAAGCTGTACTATGATGCAACTATTAAACGTCCTAAATCAGAATTTATTCCCATCGATCAGTTCTATGTATCTTACTATGCAACTGATCTGGGTAATGCAGATCGTTACACTCATGTTATTTATCGGAGTCCTGTGGAACTAGACCGAGATATTCGGGTAGGTGTCTATCAAGATATAGACCTTCCCACTCCCTCTGTGGGTAATATGTCAGCTTTCTCCGAGAAGATGGACACTATTATTGGATTGTCTCCCTCCTCGGATAATGATCCTCAATATATTTTACTTGAACAACACTGTTATCTCAGTCTTGAAGATGAAGATGAAGAGGCACTTCCGTACATTGTAACTGTAGAACAACAGTCCCGGCAAGTGCTTAGTATTCGTAGAAATTATAAGCAAGATGATCCGAACAAAGAAAAAATAAGCCACTTTGTGCATTATAGATTTGTTCCGGGCTTTGGTTTCTACGGACTCGGTCTTATTCATTTTCTGGGTAACTTGACAATGAGTGCAACAGCAGCTATGCGTTCCTTGATAGATGCTGGTCAGTTTGCCAATTTACCCGGAGGGTTTAAGGCCAAGGGAGTACGGATAGTTGGTGACAACAGTCCTATCTCTCCCGGCGAGTTCAAGGAGGTTGAGGCAACTGGTATAGATTTATCAAAGGCTATTGTTCCCCTTCCTTACAAAGAGCCTTCCTCGACTCTATTCCAGATGCTGAATTTCGTGGCTGCTGCTGGTCAGAAGTTTGCGGACAGCACAGAGCAGGTTATCTCTGATGCTGCCTCCTATGGACCCGTTGGAACAACTATGGCTTTACTAGAAGCTAGTAGTAAGTTCTTCACGGCAATTCATAAAAGAATACACAAATCTCAAAAGGATGAATTCAGGATTCTTGCCCGGATTGATTACGATTATCTTCCCACGGAATATCCTTACGATGTTCCCTACGAAGATCGAAGTATTTTTAAAAAGGATTTTGACGGTCGAGTAGATATTATTCCGGTTAGTGATCCTAATATTCCCAGTAATGCACACCGTATGATGATGGCGAATATGGCGCTTCAGATGGCCCAGCAATCACCCCCTGGTATGTTTAACATGGAAGCACTAAATCGGACTATTCTTAATGCAGCTAATATGCCGAATGTAGAGGAGATACTTCCTCCCAAGATTCAACCTAAGCCAATGGACCCTGTCTCGGATATCATGGCAGCTACCAAGGGAATTCCTATTGCAGCCTTTCCGGGACAGAACCATGATGCCCACATTCAGGTAAAGATGGCCTATCTGCAAGATCCAATGAATGGGGCTAATCCTATCATGGAACGCATCCGACCAATACTTGAGGCAAATATTCAAGAACATTCGATTATGAAGTATCAAGAGCAGATGAGTGGTATTACAAATCAGATGATGCAACAGAATCCAGAACAAGCTACTAATCCTGCTGTTGTAGAAATGGCTATGGCGGAAGCTGCTCAACAGATAATGAATGCAAATCAAGCTATGGGTCAGGCACAGTCTCCTGAACAACAGCTTGTTGCTCTGGAACAGGCTAAAGTTGAGCTGGAGAAACAGAAGATTCAATCCGATACAGCTACCAATGCTGCTGAACTTGAGCTTAAAAATAAGAAACTTGAGCTTGAGGAAAATGAACAGATTCTTGATATGCTTAAAATAGGAGCTACCGATAAGTTCAAACGTGAGAAATCCGATTTGGATCGGGAGAGTAAAGAAAAAATAAAAGATATGGAACTTATGGCGAAAATTGCTCTGGAAGATTTTAAAATTAATAAGGAAGATGAGCGAGAAGTTACTCAAATAATGAAAGAGATGTTCATGGCAAATAGGAAAGAGAATCAAGAACTTGATATGAAGGGTCTTGATGCTCTTGTCAAGATGGCTATATCGCAACAAAAGGAGATGACTAATGATGAAGAAGGGTAAGGGTTACCTGGAACATGTAATGAGTAAAAGTAAAACATACGGCAATTCGTTCCAGAAAGAAGTTATGGGAATTCTCAGTGAACGTAGCGTTCTGAATGAATGGGATGACTATGCGTGGAAAATGCCAGAACCAGAAAAGAAGTCTCGTAAGAGTACTCTCTACGATTAATGGATATCTGGGACGAAATCGTTGTTGAGTTTAACGAGGAATTAAATAAACTTAAGATTACATTGGGTAATGGTTCAGCAGAAGATTACTCACACTATCGACAGATTGTCGGTTCCATATCTGGGATAGAATGGGCCAGAGATAATCTGACAAACATTGTTAAAAAACGTATCTATCAGGAGGATAATGAGTAAGATGCAACAAGTTAATATGGGTGTGGCTCTGAAGAATGATCTCTGGGTTACAGATCTGGAGGAGGTTCCCGATCCGAGTCCGCTACCTGAGTTACCGGGATTCCATGTTCTGGTACGTCCTGTCTCAGTAAAGAGTGTGACTAAGGGTGGTATCTTTATACCGGATTCGACAAAGGATGATATGTCTTATCTAACAACTGTGGCTCAAGTCCTTCAGCTTGGAGACTTGGCATATCTCGATAAGGACAAGTTCCCCGGAGGTGCTTGGTGTCACGTAGGAGATTATGTCTGCTACGGCAAACATGCCGGAACCAAGCTTTTCTATAAGGGTGTACGTCTTATTCTTTTGTTCGATGATCAGATCGTAATGAGGGTAGAAGACCCCAAGGATCTCGATCCCACCTTTAATCTTGGAAAAGGAGCCGGATGATTTGGGAAACTCAATTTAATATGATATAATAGTATAAGACATATTTTATCCAAACGTAAATCGTTTGTCTCGTAAACAGCGGAGAATAACATGAGTGATGAAAAAGAAGAATGGAGTGAAGTTGACATTTCTAATTCAGAGGTGAAACCAGTTGAGTATGAATTAGAGGAAGTTCAGGAAACTCCAGAGATAGAAAGTTTTTCCCCAGTTCAGGAGGAAGTACCTGAGGAACTAGAAGGTATTGAAACTAATGGTGCTCAAAAAAGGATACGACAACTCGTCAAACAAAGGAAAGACAGGGATAGCCAGATACAGTCCTTGATAACTAGGAACGAACAGTTAAGCAGCACCTTACAAAATAAGGATAAAGAATTATTTGATGTAAATAAGCTAAGTCTTGATACTTCTGAGAAGCAGCTCACAGATAAAGTGGCATTAGCTCGGAAGGTTTATCTGGAAGCTTTTGAAGATGGTGATAAGGAAATGCTCCTTAATGCTCAAGAGTCTTTGAATGATGCACAGGCAGATTTAAAAATGGTTAATTTTGCCAAAGTTAATTATCAAGAAAGGCCAGAGCAAGCACAGCCAGTTCCTCACCAACCTCGACCACAACAGACCCAAGATCCCAGGGCTACTGAATGGGCAGAGAAAAATGAGTGGTTTGGTAAGGATACAATACGAACGGCTGCGGCTCTTGCAATCGATGCAGAGCTAAAGGGAGAAGGATACGATCCTAATGATAATGAATTTTACGAGGAAGTTAACAAGAGGCTTCAAGAAGCTTTTCCTCAAAAGTATGAACGTGTGCAGGCAAACACGTCACAACCTGCTCAGGTGGTTTCGGGGGCTTCACGCTCGTCTCCGACCTCAGGAAAGAAAGTTAAACTCTCAAAAGAAGACGTGAGTTTGGCTCAAAAATGGGGAATACCACTTGAACAGTATGCCGCCGAGAAGCTTAAGGTTAGCCAAGCTGATGGCGAATATACTAATATCAACTAAGCGTGGAGGAAAGAAACATGATAACACGGAATGAATCACGTAGTAATACATTACGGGAAGAAAACACCAGGGAAGATGAATGGACTTTTGAAGAGCCGACTGCTCTGACTATTCCAGACAATGTGCAAGCAAAGTTTGATAACGAGGGTATGTCACTACGTTGGATACGTATCTCCAGTAAAGGTCAAGAAGACAGCCAGAATGTAGGTAAGAAACTACAATTAGGCTGGATATTCGTTACTCCTGATGAAGTTCCTGAGATGGCTCTTACATCCTTCGTGAGGGAAGAAGGCAGGTATCAAGGTGCGGTCTGTCGTGGAGACGTGGCCTTGGTTAAGATGCCAGCCGGTAAAGTGGCGGCTCGGAGAAAATATTACGAGAATAAAGCTAACGATCAGATGGATGCTGTGAATGCACAATTGATGAAGAACTCTGATTCTCGTATGCCTATTTCCAATACAAGTCGCTCTGTAACAACAAGAGGAAGAATGCCTAATTTTCAGGACTAATCCTCACAATATAAGGAGATGAAGCATGTCTACTACTAAAGCATTTCGTGGTTTCATTCCTGCTCGTATGAAAGGTGGTAGCTACAGCAATGAAGCTGTCACTGACATGATCACGCTTACCTCAACGGGTATGGCGGGATCGCCAACTAATAGTATTTTCACGGGTGATCCGGTAGTTATGCCGGGGGCAAACTTTGCCACTATTTCACCTTACATTGCAGCTACCCTAAAGCCTTCGGGTGTTTTCATGGGTTGTCAATATGTTGAAAATGGAGCGCAGAAATTTGCTCGATATTGGAACGGTGGGACCAGTGCTACGGATATCAAGTTTTTCGTAATTACTAATCCTGATCAAGCTTACTACATTCAAGCTTCTCTATCTTTGTCAGCGGCGGAGCTGATAATCGTAAAGAACTATAATGTAACTGTAAGTTCAACTGCAAGTTCTGGTAGCACTGTCACAGGTCAGTCAAGTTACTATCTGGATGGGGCTTCAGGTACTGAAGCAACAGCGGCTGTACGTGTTATTGGTAAGGCTAAGTATCCTGATGAAAAGGATTCGGACGCTTATCCAATTGTTGAGTGCTGGATTAACCAGCATCGTGACAGGTACGTTGGCGCTACGGCTTCAACGGCATAAGAGGGAGGATTTATAATGGCTATTAATAGAGCTAGTATTAACAAAGAACTTCTTCCTGGTCTTAATGCTATTTTTGGATTGGAGTACGGAGAAGTAAATAATGAGCATCAAGCTATCTTTGAGGTAGAGAATTCTGATCGGGCGTTTGAGGAAGAAGTCCTCTTCACCGGATTCGGAACT